TTAGGATACCGTAAAATGTGGAAAAACAAAGATGGTGTTTATGTTAATCACACAAATACCTCATATTCTAAACAGCCATGGGAACGTCAAGCATATCGTATGCAAGGTGATTTGGTCAAGAGTTTTAAGAGGACGCAATGAACGAAAATAAAGTTAATTTGTTGCAAGATAGAATTGCAGCTGCATACTACGCACATAAACAATGTACTAATGAATGGAGTAGGAACTACTGGAACAATGTATTACAAGCATTGCTCAGAAAAGCAAGACGAAATGAAAATTGAATGGAAACAGAAATCTTTTACTGACATGAAAAATGTCGAAAGGACAGCATTTGTTGCTACTCAAATTTTAGATATGGACAGTGAATATGGATTAAGTTCAGAAATTAAAATTGGGTCAATTATTCCATCTGAAGCTCTAAATGTGTCTAATGAAGGTGAGGGTATGAAATACTGTGCAACGAGAAAAGTTTTTGATGACCAAGTACACACTGATAACAAATACTGTAAAAAGTTAACTGATGCTATGATTTGGATAGAAGAATACGAATGATAAAAATAACAGCAAAAAATGATTACGGCGAAAAAGAAACCTTTGAAAAATGGAATGGAAAGTTCTATGATGAGTCTGATTTAGACCAAATTATTAATGTAACAAACGATACAGCAATATATCGCCCAGACTCTACACTAGATGGTGAGGGTGTTCCTATTGCGTATGTGGTAACTAATGCATTTCCAGATAACCATATGAGAGATATTCTGTATAGTATTGAAGAAAGTTCAGTCATGAGAGCAAACTGTGCTGGGCCTATTGATGCTGAAGAAATGAAAAAGAAAGGTCTTATTGAAGGGGAGCATTACAAACTACGAACGCCCAACTCTTACTACGTCAAAACAAAAAGTGGTAAGTGGGGTATGATTGCGTATGCAAATGAAATTAATTCAGTAATGATTGGTGCAAAACGTGGAAGGTTTACTGGAGCAATCAACATATCAAATCCTATTAAGTGGGAAGAGTTAGAGGAGCTTTGTGTTGATGTTGAGAGAGCATTTTACAAAGCTGCACCAGAGATATATCGAAGACAACGTAAATACGCAGAGGAAGCAATTGCACCAGAACACAGACATGGAATGGTGACAACCTTATCAGCAAACAGGTACAGCGCAATGCAGAGTACCGCTATGGCCGTACACTCTGATGGCAAGGACGTTGAGTATACAACGATGAGTTGTCATCGTCAGGGGTCTTACACAGGTGCTTATCTCTCATTTCCGCGTTGGGGTGTAGGTATAGACTTGCCAGATAATGCAGTATGCATTGCAGATTCTAAGTCACTACATTGCGTTACACCTATTCATGGGCCTGGCCAAAGATTTACAACAGTATGTTATACAGATAGGTCTTGTGCAACACAGGGAAACATGGGAAAATCTGAACGACTTATCGGCAGGTTTGCAAAAAATGAAGTGGGAAGTTTAGAAGATTTTATATAAAAGTACCTTGATTTTTCTTTTCCAAAGTGGTATTATACTACTATGAATTTTTACACAAATGTACTCCAATACGGCAACTTTCTTTTGGTGCGTGAGGTCAAAGATGGCGAACGTAACATAAACAAACGTGTAAAATATTCACCAACATTATATGCTCCTGTAGCAAAACAAACACCATACAAAACCCTAGACGGAAAATATGTCACGAACATTTCGTTTGACAACATGCGTGAAGCAAAAGAACATGTTGAAGCTTACAAGTCACAACCAGAACTAGTCTACGGTAACACTTTACACACATACAGTTATATTGCAGATGAATATGCTGGTCGGGTTGAATGGGATATTGATCAACTGATGATGGTGACAATTGATATTGAGGTCAAGTCAGAAAATGGTTTTCCTTCACCTACTGAAGCAAGTGAAGAACTACTATCCATCACCATCAAGAACCATCAATCCAAAAAGATTGTAGTGTGGGGTATCGGTGACTTCACAACAGAACGTAATGATGTTACCTATGTCAAATGCGAGAGTGAAGTGCATTTACTCAAAGAGTTTCTTGTATTCTGGGAACGACACTATCCAGACATTATCACAGGCTGGAATACAGAATTCTTTGATATTCCTTACATCTGCAATCGTATCGTCAAACTGTTTGGTGAAGACGAACTAAAACGATTGTCGCCTTGGGGTTCGGTAAGAGAACGTGAAATATATCAACTAGGTAGACGGCATCAGACATATGACATTGCTGGTGTTTCTGCACTGGATTACTTTAATCTGTATCGTAAGTTTACCTATACCGCACAAGAGTCCTATCGACTAGACCACATTGCGTATGTGGAACTAGGTCAACGTAAGACAGGCAACCCCTTTGAGACATTCAGCGAATGGTATCAAAAAGATTATCAATCGTTCATCGAATACAATATACAGGACGTTGAGATTGTTGACCGTCTAGAAGACAAGATGAAGCTGATTGAGCTCTGTCTTACTATGGCATACGATGCAAAAGTCAACTACACTGACGTACTTGGTTCGGTGAAGTATTGGGATATTCTTATCTATAACTATCTGCGTGAAAAGAACATAGTGATACCGCAAAAGGTAGCACATGAGAAAGCAGAGAAGTTTGAGGGTGCGTATGTCAAAGAACCTTTAGTTGGTATGCACAAATGGGTAATGTCATTTGACTTGAACTCGCTGTATCCCCATCTAATCATGCAGTACAACATATCACCAGAGACACTTGTTCCAAGTGAGCCAGTAACAGGGCTTGTAGATAAACTGCTTGCAGGCAAAGCAAGCAATCCAACTGAACACTGTATGACACCAAATGGTGCGTTCTTTCGTAAAGACAAACGTGGGTTTCTTCCAGAGATTATGGAAACCATGTACAATGACCGTACCAAGTACAAGAAACTTATGTTACAAGCATCACAAGAGTATGAAAACACCAAAGACCCTAAGTTGTTAAAGGACATATCCAAATACAACAACATTCAGATGGCTAAAAAGATATCTCTCAACTCAGCTTATGGTGCAATCGGGAACAATTATTTTCGATACTTTGACTTGATGATTGCAGCTGCAATTACTACATCGGGTCAGTTATCTATTCGGTGGATTGAGAAATCCCTTAACATTTATTTGAACAAACTATTGGAGACAGATAATGAAGACTATGTTATTGCTTCGGATACAGACTCGGTATACATCACTTTTGACAGGTTGGTTGATAAACTGTTTGGAGAAGGAACGGAGACTAGAAAGGTTGTCAACTTCTTGGATAAGATTGCAAATGAGAAGCTGGAACCATTTATTGAAAACAGTTATACAGCTCTTGCTGAGGTAACGAACGCATACGAACAAAAGATGCAGATGGCGCGAGAGGTTATCGCAGACAAGGGTATCTGGACTGCAAAGAAACGATACATTCTGAATGTCCACGACAGTGAAGGTGTACGATATAAAGAACCTAAACTCAAGATCATGGGTATTGAAGCGGTTAAATCATCTACACCACAAGTGTGTCGGGATAAGATTAAAGAGGCTCTGAAGATTATAATGAACGAGGATAGCAAAGTGCTAAATACATTCATACAAGACTTTCGGAGTGACTTTATGAAACTAGAACCAGAGAATATCGCGTACCCAAGAAGTGTGAACGGACTTGAGAAGTTCTCATCATCTAACGGTATGTTTGCGAAGGGTGCGCCTATACATTGCAAGGGTGCAATACTATACAATCACCTACTCAAGACCAAGAAACTAACCAAGAAATACCCTCTAATACAAGAGGGGGATAAGATTAAGTTTGTGCATCTGCGTCAGCCTAACGTGTATACCGCAAGTGCATTTTCTTTTATCACTTTCTTTCCAAAGGAACTTGACTTAATGGATAGAATAGATTATGATACACAGTTCACTAAATCTTTTGTTGAACCACTAAAGTTTATATCAGAAAAGATTGATTGGTGGATAGACGATAGTTATGGGACACAGGGAACACTTGATGGATTTTTTTAAATGAGTAAACAGATATGAATACTGATAACATACCAGATAGAATTAAAGATCAACTTGATATTAGGCTTGATTTATTCGGAAATGAATTTGTTTCTGATACAAGGCCAGTAGCAGGCAAGTCCGCTGCTAAATCTGGTAAAATATTTGAGGATATCACTGAGGCAATTCTGTGCGGTAAGGGTTGTACTATTATCAAACGCCCAAAATTCAAATGTCATTTTGGTTTAGATAGACAAGGAGACTTTAAGATTGTTACTAGTGAAAGAACAATTCATGTTGAATGTAAACAATTAGGTAA